GGCTGGAAGTCGCACTTGAGGAACATGTCATCGAACGCCGCGATCAGATTGAAGATCGTGGTGGAGTAGTTGTCACCGCCGGTTCCCACGTTCTGAACGCCAGTCGCCTCGACCTTGGCAGCGTTGTATGCCATGTCGGGGTCGTAGTACGAGATCTGGTTGGTCCAACGGTCCTCGGTGCTGACGTCGATGTTCATCACGTTCGTCCAGCCGATGGGCTTGCCACCGCGCAGGCCGAGCGTGTTGCCGGCGTCAGGAACTTCGGTGATGAACGCAGGCAGGCTGTAGGGCAGACGGCCGCCGGCGGTCTCCATGTTCGTGTAGTTGCCGAACGTGGTGGCCCACAGATCGTTCTCGAAGCCGTTGATCAGGCTCGTCCACATGCGCTGTTCCTTCGTCCGCTTCAGTCGCTTGTACTGCGACTTCACGTAATCGCGGCCAGCGCCTTCGCCACCGTTCAGTTCGACCTCGTGGTCAGTCCACGCCATGTGGTCGATGCTGAAGCGCCACGGCACTCGAATGGTGTCGAGCGTCTGCGCGTTGCGCCAGTTGAAGGTGTCATTGGGAAGGTAGTGATCGTAGGTCGAGGAGTCATCAAACATGATGACGTCGCGAATTTCGTTGCCGCCCTGCACCGTTGCTTCGCTGGTCTTCTCCTTGAGAAGACGGCTGAAGGCGTAGGTGTTCTTGACGGCCTCGTTGATCACTGCGTCCGCCGACGTGATGTACGTCGGACCCGTTGCGTTCATAAAGTCATTGAAGGTTTGGATGGGGGTACCAGCCATGGTTTGCTCACTTTCTGGTCAATCGGCGTGCTTCGGCGGCGGGCTTGCCATCAAGCAGGGCTTCGAGGATCGCGTCTTCTGCATCCGCTTTCGAGACGGGCCGTTCGGCTCGGGACACGCCCTTTGCCGGGGTTGGCTGCACGTTCGATCGCTTCGCAGGGGCGCGACTCGCCTCCTCTGGGCTGACTCCGGTCAGATTGGAGAAAGCCTCCGTCACCATCTGCAACACCGAGGTGAATGCTCCTGGTTTGGCGGATCCAAGTCGGGCGACTTCCGCGTGCAGTTGCTCGGTGGTTGGCGACTTGTCGCCATATAGACCTCGCAACCTGAACTCGGCAGACTCCGCTTGAACCGCATACGCTTGCTGAACCAGATCCTGTTGGGACTGCTTCAGTTTGGAAAGTTCGTCAGCCATGGCCCGCAACGGCTTGGCAGCGTCCTTTCCGAGAAGTTCTTCCACGTCGTGAAGCGGATCGTTGGCGTCTGAAGCCGACTCTTCGACGTCGCTGGGGGGTTCGGCATCATTGCCGTCCCCCTGCTCTGCCGCGTCTTCCTTCTTCGCTGTATCGCTTGACTTGGAAACCTTCTTCTCCAGTTCCTTCATCTTGTTGCCGAACTCATCGACGTCGGCCTGTCGCTTGGCGGCCTTGAGCCCCCATGCAAGCAGATCTTCGTCGCTCGTCTGGCTGATGATGGACTGGGGAACGCCATCCCTCTTGAGGGCGGCGATTGCCCGCTCGCGATCCGGGTTCGGTGCGGCGGTTGGTTCTGGTGTCTCGGCCTTGGCCGGCACAGGCTCCGGTTCAGCAACATCATCGTTGCTGGACATGAGCCGATCGAGGATTGCGTCTTCCTCTGCGGTGTCGGTCTGCTTTGACGAAGTGACAGCGTCGGCAGGCTTGTTGTCCTGCTCGACCTCTACAACCTGGCTTTCGGGTTCACTCATCGTGTCCTAGTCCTTGGCGTATCCGTGACGTGCGGCGATGTTTCGTTCATGTCGCCGCGACATGACAACGGGTTTCCCCTGCTTGGTCTTCGGACACCCCTCGAGGTTGCGAGGAAGTGCGTTCGACACATAGGGGTACTGGTATCTGTTCGAGCCAGGATCGACCGTGAAGTCGCTCGCGACGCGAACCCAGTCCGTCCCATCGATAGTGACAGTCATTCCGATTGACGGTGCGTCTTTCATGCTGAACACGAATTCAGCGCACGAGCCATCGGCATTGATGAAAGGATACAGTGGCATGTTCGATTTACGAAGTGCGGTTCATGGACTTCTGCATCATGGCCTGCGGACTTTCGCCCTGTCGCTGCTGCGATGACTGCATTGCAGCGCCTTGCGCCGCGCCGGCGCGCATCTGATTTGCCATGCTCACGTCGATCAGATCTCCGAGAGTTGGGATGTTGAGCGCATCTCCGACGAGGCTCATCACCTCTCGCCACTTGACGTGCGGCGCGGCCATCACCGACTGGCTGATGTTCCCAATGACTTGCAGAAGTTCGATGGCGCGGCGCTGCATGACGGCCTCGCTCACGCGCTCCATGCTCATGGCCTCGATCTCAAGTTCGAGATCGTCGAACATTCCCTGAAGAACCATCGGGCTGAAGATGGGTTCCGCCTCACCCATGACAGCCACGCCATCCTGGCCGAGCGGGAACATGACCTTCTGATCGTGGAACAAGTACCACGCAGCCGTCAGCAGGGCGTCATTGACGGCTTCCTGATACTGCTTCTTGAGATGGGCCATGCGAAGGCCGCTGCTGCTCTCGGCAATGGCGATTTCGGTTGCCGTGGGCTGCCCGGTCACGTTGCCGCGCATGGCATCGTGGATGCCTGACACACGGTCTAGACGATCCTGCGCCTGCTGCGAATACGCCACCTGCTGCTGCGTGATGCCACCCACCTCGAGCGGCACGACGTTGGTCGGATCCAGACCATCCACCATGACCACAAAGAGGTCATCCTTGTCACGTATGTCCTGTGCCAACTTGGGGTTACGGCTGTCCACCGCGACGATGCGCTTGTATGCACTCGCGCTGTACCGCATGGCCCGCAGGTGGGCATTCACGTCATCCATCTGCGGCACGAGGGCCAAGATCGGAGACAGGGGATACGGGTCATCCGGAACCGTGTAGACGCCAAACATGGTGTACGGGCCCGATCGCGGGCCCCAGTATGGGCGAGGCTCACGAGCGAACTCGTAGGTCGCCTTTCCGGTCGAGGACTGTCCCTTCAGCACCGTGTAGATCGTGCCGTTGAACAGACCGCCGCCGGCTGCCATGTCGAGAGCCTCGACCGAAGCATCGCGCACTTCAGGAACCCACACTTCATACAACACAAGTTCCTTGCGATCAGGGATTTCGCGCCGCGTGTCCAGGTCATCACGCAGTTCGTCGAGGCCGCTGTTGGCTCCCATGCCCTCGATGATTTCGACGTTCCAACCATCCTGTGCATCCGCCATCGCAAGGAGGTCTTCCTTGTCGATCGTCCAACAATGCCCCATATACCGGGCATCTTCCGTGTTCGTCGCTGCCGGATCGATGAAGAACCGATCCGGGCTGATGCGATACAGGCGAGGCAGGAACGGATCTGCATCGTCCGATGCCCGGTATCCCTTGCGCGGCTCGTTGACCACCATCCCGATGCCAAAGCCGAGAAGCATGTCCACCGCGATCCGCTCAAGCGTGCGGCGCATCTTGGTCATCTTGACCCAGCGATTCATGGCGACCTGCATCAGCGGGGCCGTTTGGCCCTGCGTGACAGGGCGAGCACTCTTCACGCGAATCTTCGGGCTGTCGTGGATGATGCGTGGCAACAGCAAAGCCACGTACTCATGCACGAAGTTCTCCGGATCGTCTTCGGATTCGTTTCCTGGCTTGAAGGCAGGACCGTGGTAACGCTCGATCAGACGCCGCCACTCGGTGATGTGGCGATCGCGGAAGTCTTCCGCCGCGTCAATCTCACGCTGAAGGGATGCTAGGTCGAATGAAAGCATCGATCACTTCTTGAAGCCGCCGCCCTTGCCACCACCGAAGCCGCCGTCCTTGCCGCCCCTGTCGTGGCCGTGCATGCCGCGACGGTTTCCGGCGGATCCGCCGACCTTCTTACCCACCTTCTTCTTCTTGCCGTACATGCGTGGCCTTCCTGCCGGGCTTTGCCGGCCGAGTGATGATGAGGGAGCGCACGGCTTCCGCGTCTGCGCCCGAAACGTGGAATGTCTGCGACAAAGTCGTGTAGAGAACCAAGTCACCACCGACCGGAGAGATGTGATGAACAGATGAGATCGGAACATAGTCGCCTTTGGAGGTGCGAATCAACACTTCTTGCCGCCCTTCTTCTTGCCCTTCTTCACTTGCGACCTCCCTTCTTCTTCGCGCGAGCCGGGAGGTTCTTCATGGACTTGGTCTTCTTCGCCATCTTCCTAGCCGTCTTCGGCATGGTGGCGAACATGAAGCCCTGCTGTGCCTTGCTCTTGAACGGCATCAGTAGCCCATCTTCTTCGACATCTTCTTGCCAGTCTTCTTCGCGTAGGACTTGGCTGCGGCCTTGCCCTTTGCGGTGTACGGGAACTTCTTCTTTCCGACCTTCGGCATCACTTGCTCTTCTTCCATCCGCGCTTCATGGCGGAATATGACTTCGCGCTGACTGTTGACTGCGACTTGGGGCGCGAGATGCCCAGACGCTTACGACGATTGATGTTTCCGACGAGCGAGTTCCTCTTCGCCATATCAGCATCCCCACCTTCTGCGTGCTGCGAGTCCGCGCTCGCCCTTCCAGGACCGCGATCGAGCGCAGAATGACTTGTGACGGCCGCTCGACTTGTCCTTGGTCGGAGCCTTGAGGTTCGATCCGGTCGCCCGGTTGTACTTGGCACGTCCCTTCGCCGTCAGCCCGCCGCCCGCCTTGACCGAGAGTTTCTCGCCGCGACCAACCGTAAGATTGGGGCCACTCTTTTTCTTACTGTTCGCCACGCGTGATCTCATCGTGACCCAAGATAGCGCCCAAGGTATCCCGTTCGTATGCGGGGGGTGTTTCGGCCGTATACCCGGCCTCGTCGCAGAGCATCAGCGCCCCGGCGGTCGCGATCACCCGGTCGCCGTGAGCCTCTCGCGCACCCGACTGTTCGTCACGCCGGCTGCCCGCCTCGATGCTGCCGTCCTCAAGCACCACGTATTCGAGCATCTCGTCGAGTGTGTCCTCGCTCGGGATACAGCATTCGCCCTGCGCCATGGCACGAGCCAACCCGCCGAGGAGCACCCGCTTGGTGCGCTTGGTCGAGTTCCACCCCACCCGACGTGTACGACTCTCGCTCTTCGTGCCCGTCTGACGCTCCCTGTACACAGTCCGGTACTGCGCGCGCTCGAAGTCGTGCTGGAGGTTCGCGCCCGGTCCGTTGATCTCCCACCCCACAAGCGGCTCCCTCCGCCCCTTGTAGACCTTGCGGCAGATCTGCGCGATCTCAAGCGCCAGGTCGTAGGTGCTGATGTTCGGGTCCACGAACTCGGCGACCACCTCCCGGTTCTCGGCGTCCATGATGCAGGCGGCCGCGTTCGCGTTGCCCGTACCGTATGACGGGTCGAGGAACACCACGTACTCGGTCGTGCGCGTCGGCTCGGTGAACACGCGCCACCGTCCCTCGGGGTGCTGTTCCAATCGGCCCCGAAGCACCTCGCAGCGCCTCGGCTCCCGGCCATGCGCTCCCCGGTGGGTGCTGACCACGTGGGCGCTGAAGAACGACGCGCCGCTGCCGACGCTCTCGGCGAAGACGTTCTGACACAGGTCGATCCGGTCGCGACGCCGGAGTTGGTCCTGAAGCCACGGGGTCCACGTGTACTCGGCCCCGGCGAACCCGGTGACCTCGCCATCGTCATCGATCCGCACCTCGGCCCCTCGGCCCTTCTCGGGGTGCGCGTGGTACATGAGTTCGACGAGGGTCGGCTCGCCATGCAGCCTCGCTTGGCTGACGAGGCGCGCGTACTCCGTTCCTGCGCCGATGGGCGTGCTGTTCGCCACCCGGCACGAGGTGCAGTCGGCCGCGCTGCGCCACGCCGCTGCCGCGTTGTCGAGCGCCGCGAACTCGTCGAACACGACCATGGTGCGACGGCCACCTCGGCCAATGTGCTCGGTGCTCGCCTGCCCGGCGATCGTCGCGCCCGTGGTCGGGTGGCGCAGCATCAGGTGCTGCCGCCACTTCTTGCCCTTCTCAAGGTCCCCCGACGGGCAGGGCAGCAGCCACGAGGGCTGCGCGGTCACGAGGTAGTCGATCTTCCAAAACAGCGAGTCGGGGTCGCCCGTGCGGTCCACGAGGTCCTCGACGCGGCTCACGAGCAACGTCTGCCACCCGTGGAACATCCACCCCCACGTGGCGATCGCGCACATGAGCCACGACGCGCCCATATCGCGGGACTTCTTGATCACGACGTCGCGGCCATTCGTCACGCTCTCGATGACGGCGTCGGCTGCCTCGACCTGGCAGGGCCACAGGGTGAAGGGGACGTTCGGCATCCGCGCCGGGCGCTCGCGGCCCGTCTCGTCGAGTTCCTTCACCCGGTAGGTCCACGCGCAGGCTTCGCACCATGCGGCGAATGAGCCCGCGAACGCCGCGCGCAGGTCGGCCCGGTCGGCATCCTTGGCGTCGAGAACGGCCCGGCGAAGGGCGAGGACCGCGTCGGTCATGCGTCCCCGGCCTTGCGCCCACCAGCCCCGCCACGAGCCCACGCGCGCTCTAGCAGGGCGGAGGCGTGCTCTTGGCCCGGCAGCAGCGGGAAGTGGCGCAGACAGGCGCGGGCGCGCTCGCGCACCGGGCGCGGGACCCTCGGCGTGGCGGCGGTGTCTAGCAGGTCGAACAGGAACGCCCGCGTGTGCATGAGGGCGAGCACTTCCTCGTGTGGCGTGGTCATGGGACGCGGTGCGCCGGGACCCCGGCCTCGGCTTCGAGGCGCTCCTCAAGGGCGAGGATGCGCTGCCGCATCAGTTCCACCTCGCGTTCGAGGATCAGAATCTCGGCGTCCTTGCGGTCGATGATGGAGCGCAGCGCGTTGCCGAGTCGCCGGATGAGCGACTCGTGCATCGGCATCTCGGACTGGGGGTCGCGCATCGGCATGGTCAGTTCCCGGTGGGCTGCCGGAGGCGTCCGGCCCACTCTTCGAGGAGTTGCGCGCCCCGGCCGGCGTCGCCCCCCTGTTCGACCTTGATCGCACCCCCGCCGGCTCCCGTGTGTTCGAGGCTCACGCGGTCCCTGTACAGGTGGGGGCGCAACGCCTTCAGCCGGAAGATGAGGAGGGTCATGGCTGCCCGGTCCATCTCGCGCGTGCCTTGGATGCACTCCTCGGCGAGGCGCTCCATGCGGTCGGCCACGGCGGGCTGCGCCTCCTCGAACGCCTCGCGGAAGTGCACGTCGTGGTGCTTCCACCACGAGGGCGTGCTGAAACTGACCCCCACGAGGTGGCAGGCTGCCGTCCACCCGTCCTGCCTGTACGCCTCAAGCCACTTCTCTTTCAGCCCTTCGATTACCTCTGCCTGATCCTTGGTGGGGCGTCCTGGCTTGCGCCTGGCTGCGGGCTTGTCGTGCCTCTGGGGCTGTTCCATGCCCCCATTCTGCCCATCCTGTACGGGGGGACTCAACCCCCCCCCTAGTGCACTCGAAAGTACCTTCCGAAACCGCTCTAGAAAGTGCTTGCGGATTGCCGATGCCTGTGCCATACTGTACGGGTCGGCAGCGTGCCGACGTTCGCAACCCTTGAACAGGAGACACACGATGAACGCAACCGAGATCAAGTTTGAGAAGGAAGAAACGCGCTACGGAGACGCTGCCGAGTGGAGCATCATGGTGGACGGCAAGTGGTTCGGTTCAATCACGGGCGAGCGCGAAGGACTCAAGGAAGCCAGCACCAGCCGCGCTTGCAGCATGAAGATCGTCGGCTATTGCGTTGACTTGATTGAGTTCAGGGAATGGTTCCCCGCTAACGGCAACGCTCGCGCTGCCCTCAAGGCCGCGAAGGCATTCGCAATCGCACAGATCGGAGGCCGCTAATGCGCGCCATCAGCGCCTGAACGATGCGCGGGTGTCCGCTCCCACGGGAGCGGCATCCCCTGCACCGTGCAGGACCTTCTCACCCCTTGAACAGGAGACACTCCAATGTCCGACTCCATCCCCGGTCTCGATTCGATTCAGGAAAGCATCAGCCGCGACATCGACGTGCAGATGCGTCGCGATCGCGAAGCCGTGCGCGGCGTGCTCGCGTGCTTGAGCATCACCAACATGAAGGTGGTCCCCTCCATGAGCGAGGAGACGGTCGCCTTCACCTGCACCGTCAAGTTCGGCAAGGTGGCGATCGCTCAAGCCAAGAATGACGGCTGCGGTGGAAACACGTTCGTGTGTCCGAAGACGGGCAAGTTCGAGATGCTGAAGCGCGTCAAGGATCAATGGGCCACGTGCCTCGGTGGCGATCAGACCAACATGGGGATGCGGTTCGACCTCGAAGCGTGGCTCGATGACGCCGCCCATGCCAAGTTGAAGGCCATCGAGGACAAGCGCGAGGAGGCGAGCATCCGCAGGTGGATCAGCAGGCGCGTGAACAGGGGGTCGGTGGTGTTCCGGGTCGGTTTCGAGTGGGCGTCGTGGACCCCGAACTTGGGCGCGTTGAGCGCCCCCCGCAGCAAGTCCAAGTTGGAGACGTCTATCAAGGCGAAGCACCCCGGCGCGCGCGACTTCTACTTCCCGGAGTGGTGGACCGACTGACCCCGCACGACGCTCGGCTCCCTCCCCTTCGGGGGAGGCTGCCCTGCACCGTGCAGGACGTTCTGAACCCTTGTATTGGAGTCCATTGCAATGATGAAGTCTCGCATCACCATGTACCACCTCGATGACGCGGTCCGGCGGATCAACGGCGAGTTGGTCGGCTACACCACCGCCAACCCTAACGACCTGCCGCCGGAGATGCGCGTGGGCTGCTGCCACTTGAGCGGGGCCTACGGCGGGTGGAAACTCGAACGCCTCGTGAACGAATCCGGCGGATGCGATGACGTGTTCGGTTGCGGGTTCGTGAGCAAGCGCGACCTGTACAACCGGATGCACGCCATGCTCGACGGGATCGAAGCGTAC